CATGGTTAAAAGCGAATAGTGATTGACATCACACAGGGAAGGCAGGCCTTTTGAATGGGCGAAAAAAACCCGCGACAGGCGCGGGTTTTAGTGAGTTCGGTAAGAATTATTTGCTTTTCTTAATGTGAAAGAAAGAACCAACAGTAAGCCCTTGAAAATAATAATGTCACAAAAAAAAATAGTATGTATTGTGTACACCCTTGGGTACACAAAAACTGATTGCTCTTAAACCGTAGTTGACTGATATCAACCTCTGTTAACGGTAAGAGGTGTGAATTGAGTAATAAACATTCATACCAAAAGTTGAGTGAATGGCTTTATTTATCTTTTCGCTCTACTGAATTGGGTTGCCATAAAATCAACGAACTCGCCCCCTTGCGCCCCCTTACGGAACTTCGCTTGGTTAGCAGGATTAGGATCAGGCAGAAAATGTATAATTTGATCATCTCTATATAGTTTTAGTGGCGAATAAAAGGAGAAAGATTTATCTTGCGTTAACTGTCGAACTCCAGACAATGCTCCCCCCACTAAAACATCACACAATTGCACGCTCGGGCTAAGTTTTGAATCAATTTGTACAACCTTTTCAAGTTTTAGAGGGAAATGGATGCTCGCTATTTCAGAAAACTTAAAGCTAGCAGGTATCTTACAATCAATTAGCATGGATAAATATTCATTGTAGCGTAATAAGTTATCAGAACGGTCATGTTCTATTGAATAAGATTCTTTAGAAATTAGTTCAGTCCGAGTAATCAAGGCCTGCAATATCATGAAAGCAGCATCTGTAGATGTATCTGAATTAATAATTGAGTCAATACAGTCTGGATGTTCTAATGCAAGTGGACCAAGGACTTCAGGCATTTTTTTCCAATCAACAGAATGGATTGAATTTATAAGAAGCCCAACCGACTCTGAAGATTTATTATGCATCGCATTTTGAAATGCCCTAAGTATATTATCAAACTCTCTTCCAAAAAAATATTCACCTAAATAATATGCCATGGAAGCAAGAGAAACATTCATGCCGTTTTCATAAAGGTTTTCCCCGATATCATAATAAAATGGTTCAACTGCATATTCAATAAACATTTGAATTAACGCAAACCGTTTATCTGCAATACATGTAACGCACGCAAAATTACTTAAAATCTCTTGTTGCAGGGAAAATAATGGTTTCTGGTTGGTTTCGCGACGCCTTAACGAACTAAATTTTAACTCGGAAGCCTGTAGCTTAGGAAAATGCTTTTTTATCAGATAACTGGCGTCATCATGAGTAATTTTTACTGCGCAAGCACCTTGCCATGGCTGAGATTTTTGAAGTAAATCGTACCCAGTATAGCCCGACTCATCTATCGAAAAAATACTCATCTACAATCCTTAATAAGCATTTGTCATATATAATATCTGCCAAGATAAATTGCAATAATTAATACTTTTTTTAGTATAAAATACTTTAACAACCTAGACAGATATCTCTAAAGTATATTTAACAGTTAAATATCCAATGAGTCAGGACGAGAATTTTTTTCTTGATCCGTATATTCATGTAATTTTGCCTGAAATCCCATTATATCCCCCTCCATTGTGAGGAACTTTCCTTTCTCTGCAAAGAAACTTGGGTTTATATCTCTTCGAATGACATCAGCAAACCAATTTGCTGCTTTTGTTGCCTCTATCAACCATGCATGGCACTCTAGTATCCATTTTTTATACTCTTCTACTTCTTCATCATAGTTTTCATTCCAACCACCAACCTTATAGAATTTATAAGGGCAATAAGTATCTCCTTGAAGTTCTGAATGCTTCATGAATATTTGTGCAGCGATATTAAGTGTTATTGAAAAGGTTTGGGTCGCTCTTTTCAATTCTTCATATTCATTTGGCCAGATAGCACCGATAACTTTTTGTCTGAATTCAAAAATATCATCAGGTAAATCTTTTGGCCACATTGGGTCCGGGGATAATGCAAAACTCGTCCAGCCTTGCCATTTTTCCAGTCTACATAAATTTACGGCAGCATCAATAACTGATGTTACTGTAATTTGCTTAGCTAATAAATGTTGATCTTGTACACTGCTTAGAGTTTCTGAAACCCATAACTCATGAGCAGATTTAATTGTATATAATTTCTCTACAGACCAATCCTCTGGATTATTATCAATCTGAGTATGATCATTAGGACACAGGAGTATAAGATTATGATAGCTATTTCTTTCCTCTAATGTTAATGATGATACTCCCCTTGCTGCACCTTCTTTCTCCCCCACAATATGTGCCTGTTCCCCCAATGTATATGCGGATGTAACGGCATTCTTATCCTGTGTCAAAGTCGTTCTGCAAATAGCACAACGATTGCCTGAACGCCCCCATAACAACTTGAGATCTTTTTGATTTATATTCATCTTCAATTCTTTCTAGTTAATTAGTGGTCAGCAACATTATAGTTATCATATGGATGCTAGAATTAGAAATCGATCAAAAATCACGAATAATTTTCTATAGACTTCAATCTTTTCATCTCAGATAAAATTTTTGTGGTTAAAGCTGCAGCTTTTGAAATTCACTCTTCACATCAACTGTAACTTAGAGCGTTTAGAGCCAAAAATTCCCGCTGGTATAGCCAGCGGGTGACAAGTTTTGACAGATGCAACCAACGATCTGCACCTGAAGCTTTCTGAAGCGATAGCGGTTGATACTTTACCCCTAGTTTTCCCTAGTAAGACATAACAAACCATAACAGGCTGACACCTGCCCTGCTTCGCATCAGGATTAACAAAAGCTAACAGCCAAGGCTCAACAAATCTCAACGCCAGCCCTTTACACTTCTGCTGTAGCTGCTGTTCGTAGGCGTCAGGATCCGTTAGGTTGGGTTGACACTTTTCCCAGTATCTCGCGAAAAAGTGTCAAGTTTGAGGGGCTGGGGGGTTTACAGTTTTTCGCCGTCCAGCAGGCAGAGTGACATTAAACCAGTTTTGTTCCAGTCATCCAGCGTATCGGGGTGCATTGTGGCAACGTAAGCCAGCTCAGAACGAAGAAACCGTAAAGCGCCTGCTGCACGGTCTTTGCCATAGAAGCTGTGGGTTTCTTCATCCGGCCGGAAGAGAATCAGCAATTGTTCATCGGCCTCGTGCTGAACATCAAAACCCAGCTCAGCGGCTGCTGCCTCGATACGCTGGCCAGCATCAATATCAGCCGGCAGCGCTTCCTCGCCGTCATGCTTCCATACCCATGCGGCGGCCTGCGCCCACGTCATTTCAGTCTGGTGTTCGCCAGCACCAGCAGAATTTTTTTTAGCCTGCGATGCTTCGACATCCACTTTATCGCCTGAAATTACAATTTCACCGCGGGCTATCCAGCCGTAAACAGTTTGCCGGCTGACGCCCATATGCCTGGCGTAGGCTGATTTACTTAATAGCATCGTGATGTTTCCCTCCGGGCAGAAAAAAGCCGCCCTCAGGCGGCCTGCTTCTCTTCTGAATGTGCCTGCCGCTGGCTGCCTTTGAGCATCGCGCTGACATGTTCGCTTAACTGGTCAAGGCCGGTCATGCGTGGCTGTACGTCTGATGGATCGTCGTTCTTCCCGTATACGAGATTGTTATACCAGGTACGGACAGCTGTAATTTGCGCGACGTCTTTCCTTACCGCGTCGACCAGATCGGCAACCGCGCTAATCACCTGCCCGTTCTCCGATGCGATACGGGAGAAGCCGAGACGTTTTAGCTGTTCCGTATCGAGTCCCGAACACACAGCGTGCGCCCTTAGTAAGGCGTCCGCCAGCTCCTGATGCTTTCCACTGTGCATCGACAGCAGCATTTTTTCCTGGCTGCGGCGATCCAGCCTTGCGAATGCCTGGCGCATTTCGCTGTCACGCATGAATCCCTGAACATCATCAGATGCCAGGGGATTAACCGGTGCGAGCTTATTCTTCAGGTAATCGAGAATGTTTGCGGCCTGCTCGCTTACGGCTGCCACACCGCGGGTAAAGTCTTTGAGCGTGTCCGGGTTCCGGGCTTCACCTGCCCTGCGGTTTTTTGCCTGTTCGTTCAGATCCGGATCGTTGCGGATAACGTCCAGCAAATCCGCCTCGGCTTCGGCCTGCTGCGCCGTTGTCCTCAGGCTGGTGAGTTCCCCCGCCATACCACGGAATAAAGCGGCCATCTGAGTATTTGGCGCAACAACCTTACCGGCATAACCCGCCAGCTCGATGCTGTGTTTCCCTATTTTGATTGAGTAGCTCACTGGCCAGCCTCCATTTTTGACAGCCCTGCATCAAATACCTTGCGTGCAACAGCATGGATTGACGGCGCGATCCCCATGCCCGACTTCTGGCGCTCCCTCTCCTGAATGGTTTTCAGAGCCTGAATCTGTTCCTCGTTCAGCAGAACGGGCTTAACGTTAACCTTGCTCATGATGCCCCCTGTAATAGCGACCGTTAAAGTTCCATTAATCGCAACAATCAAATAATTAATTGCGATTTATGAAACGATGTTAATGAAATTACAGGGGTGCACAACGCGAAAAGTGTGGATGCGTTTTAAAGAATTTGCCCTCAAGGTATACATGGTGTTCATAAAGGCAATATATTTCTTTTAAAACAATACATTAACCTATGAATACCAGCCTACATTTTGGGATTTGAGGTCTACACGGTATACATCATTCTGTTTAATAAACCATCAGATGATTAATGAGAAAATGAACACCATGTACACCCTGTGTATACCTGAAAACAAGGTATACATGGTTTATTTCACTGATTTATATATAAATTATTCTCTCGATGTATACCATGTATACCTTTCTCCATATTTATCTGAACTTCATTCTTTATGACCGGCTACAGGATGCGTCTGAGGTAACCAGTCTTCCGCACTTTCAGAAAGTTCAACGTTAGTCACCATGCCACGGGCTCTACGTTCCTTACGGTACTCGTGATTAAACTCCCGCATCGCGCTTTCCATCCCCTCTGCGAATTTATTCAGCGTCAGCGGCTTGTCGAAACCGTTGGCCTCCAGGAATGCCAGATAAGCGTGATAGAGATAAATTCGCGGATAGTGAGGCGGATTGCGGTTTCCTACCATCATTCCCGCACAATCAGCCAGTCGCTCAAGGTGAGCGCAGAAGGCATACAGCGGATCCGTTTTCTGCTTCACCTCCAGTGCTTCTTCGCTGTTCCGTTGCTCCAGCAGCAGCGCCCGCGCTTTTTCCGGGTCCGCAAAGTTCGCCAGCAGCCGGCGAACAACTACCGGAATTTCAGCGGATATCTTTTCTGCCAGGTCGGGATCTTTATCCTCTTCGCTGACGCGCCGGTTAAACTGGAAAATTACGCGGCGCCGGGAAACGCCGCCGGCACGTTCGGTGAAAATCATCGGCGTGTTGTTCGTGGCCACAACCACCGCCCGCAGAACGGCGGTATACTGGTGTTCGTGTTTCGGGTCTATCTCCACGGCATCCCCGCCGGTTATCGCTTTTATCCCGGTGCCTTCTCCTGAATATTTGGGCTGATCAGGAAGCGTTATCATGCTTTTCCCGACGAACTGCGCCCGCCCGCGCGCGCTGTCGAGCGCCGCCATGTTCCCGCTGGCGGTGTTATGCGCCCCGGCCAGCATCGTGGCGATGTGGGTAAAGACGCTTTTCCCGCTGCCGCCCTCCCCGGTTATCTCGAGGAACAATTGCCAGTCGTACCGGTTCGCCAGCACCATAAAGAGCGCCGCAGCGATGCGCTGCATCTTAATTGCGTCTCTATCTGATGCGTAACTTAGCCATTTATGGAAGTTCGGCGCGTGGTCGCGGAGGTTTTCTCCCGGCACCGCCGGCGTGTAGGTCACGCCGTTATGGTTGGTCAGCCAGTTATCCTGGCTGTGTTCGGAGAAAACGCCGGTTTCCATATCGTAGACGCCGTTTGCAAAGGGGATCAGGCTGCGCCGCGGCTCCCCCATTACCGGGATAACGATTTTCAGGGCGTCGATAACGTTGTTGATCGCGCGCTTGCTGAAGTTAGTTTTGTTCTCGTTGTAGATAGCCACCATTTCGCGGCTCAGCTCGAGCAAAGACGTTTTCTCCCAGATGCCGGCACGGTAGACGTACACGCCTTCGCTGTTTTCATGGATCGCAATGCCGGTGTAACGCGCGGCCAGTATGAGCGCCTTTTCGTTATCAGCCAGGTCGCGAAGGTTTACATCCGTCAGCGGTTTGCCGATCACCATGCTTTTGCCGACTTCCGCATCGGCTTTGAGGCGCGGCAGCTGTGGCGTCCAGTCCTCCAGAAGCTGATAACCTTCAGAGTAGAATTGCGCGCGCTCCACGCCGGCCACCGCCAGCTTTGTAGCGAGAATGGTTATCTGCCGTTCGGTCAGATGCCCGCCGCGGCAAACCCGGGCATAGAGCCGGCCATCATCCACAATGCGTATATTCTCCAGCTCCGCCAGCTGCTTTTTATCCAGCACAACCGGCGGCACCGTGTCGCCAATCGGGTTCATTTCCTGCCATGCTTTGGCGAACGTCCAGGCATCAGCGCCGGCAAAGATAATTGACTCCTCCATGAGATCCGCCGGCTGCTTTTTAAGGTTTGGTGCATTCTTCATTTTCTGTTCCCTCGCTCCCTGATGATTTCCCGCATAACCCGAATTCGTTCGATGCCCTGCACCCGCATAATTCGATCGATATCTTTTTCGCCGGCGACCGGCGCGGAAGATACAAATTCAAATTCCCGCACCAGTCTTTCTGGCGTGCAAAAACATGGTGAGCTGTACCCCTCGCGGCAATATGTCACTCTGTCGAATCGGTAACTTTCGATAATTACGATGCTGCCCCGGCTGTCCTTCCATTTATCGCCCGGCCTGATTTCAGGGTGAGCGCGGCCACCAGCAGCTAAGCCGGAAATTTTAATCGTCATATTTTTTACCTCACGCCGCTGGCGGGATTACCTGATAACCAATCTTCTTCAGAAAGCGCGCGGCACTCTCCACCGTGAAAAGGATCTCGTCGTCCATAAGGGGGCGCATCGACTGCAACCCGTTCGACGTGTCCACCAAATAGCGGCCGCCGGCCGGAAAACTGAATACGGTTTTGCCATCGCTACAGCGCACCAGATTATAAATAGCGGTCATGGTCTGACCTCCCTGACTTTCACCAGATATTCCGATGCCTGACTGACCAGGCTGTGAACCGCCGCGACACGAAAGCTTTCCATTTCATCATCCGGCGCCAGGGTGTCTATCCACATATCGAGAACGGCAAGCGCCTGACGGCTGTATTCAAGCGCCTGGCCTGCGCTGGTCGTCAGCATGGCAATGGATTCGTTTTGAGTTGGCTTTGTCATGCATTCACCTCCATAGCGAGGCGTGTCTGGATAGCCGCTGCCTTGCTCCCCAGCTGGAGATAAGTCCGGGTGATTGCCGGGTTACTGTGTCCGAGCATTTCAGAGGCGACCAGCAAGCCCTGTTCGCCGCCAGCGGACATGAGATTAAAGGCGGCAATTTTGCGGCTGGAATAGGCGCTCAGGCGCAGACGCGTGTTTACCACGCGGGTAAACCACACCATGACGTTGTGCAGTTTCTTCCAGATCGTCTGACGGCTCACGCTACCTTCCAGAGACTGGCAACGGTTACTTTCAATCTGGCTGCGGGAAAATACCAGGTCGTCACCGATAAGATTGCGCTCCATGCGTTCACGCAGACGCTTGATGATGCCCGGCGGCAGCTGTTTGGTATCGTGCTTAACTTCAGCCTTTGCCACCAGCTCAAACACGATCGCCTGTTCTTCTTCCGTCATGCCGGCGGCCAGTTCATCGCAGCTCACGCTATCCCAGTGCATGTAGGCAATGTGATCGCCAGCAAGCCGGGCGGCGTCCTTGCGCTGATGGCGAACAATCTCAATCCCCTTCCGGGTCGCTCTGGCTTCCGCTGCTTTGGTCTGCTTCGCTACGATGATTGTTGCAATGCCGGTTTCCCAGTTGATGCAGGAGTAACGGAAGTTGCACACGTCGCTGGTACGCCAGCCGGTAACGGTCGCAATATCCCACCAGAGTAAAACCCAGTCCGGCTGGGTCTGCTGGATGCGTTCGCGCAGTTTGCGCTGCTCTTCCCGTTCATAAACAGGGGTCATGGTGCGAGTGCCTTTCGTGGTAGTGGCTTTTACCACGTTGCCGCGCAGCTCGCGGGCTTTAGCTGTCAGGGTCTGGAGGTTAAACATGGCTACCTCCCAATTTCGCAACATCCAGTTCAAACGCGCCGCTGCTGTACTGATAAAGCGAACATTCAGAGCGAATTTTAGCGGCAAAGATAAGATCCCAGCGGGAATAAAACTCGCGGGCTTCTTGCTCACTGTCGGCAACGATGCGGATAACAACGGGAGTGCAGGTCCGGCCTTTCGGCGTACCGAGGAAAAGCCAGGTGAATTTGGGCAGTTTTTGGGTTGGGGTAGTAGCCATGTGGCAGCCTCCTTTTGCTTACTGGAGTCACCACCTGAGTTCTCACGCTCATAAAGGGTGGTGACACTGACGGGGGTGAGAATACCGGTGCAAAAGGATACCGGCCAGCCTTTCGGCTGCCCCGCCAGCGCCACCATAGATTCGACGCGGATCTTCCCCGCTGAATGAAGATGTACTGGCTTTACGACACAAAAAAAGACGCTATAGGCGTCTGGTATCGCCTTTTGCTTATCCGGGTTCTCACGCCCGACACCAGATTTTGCTGGTGCTTTTAAAGCATACCCTTCAGTTGAATAACAAGGCAAGGAGTTTTTGGGGTGAGCGAAGCCCTGCCCCAGACGGGCATAATTGTTCTTCATGGCATTAACCTTTTCGAATTGTTTAGTGAGCTGTCGCGACAAACTTATTTTGAGTGCTCTACATCGCAAGAGCACGCAAGTTATTCATGAACTCGATTTTTGTTTAAATCCATAGCTGGCCGAACTTCAGTGAACGTCTCGTGAACATCTTCACCTAACAGCTCAGGCTGATACTTACGCCATAGTTGAATCTCCTCGCGTTCAAGAGCCTCTTTAGCACCCTTACATTGCTGCAACTTATAACCGCGTTTACTGGCCTCCTGCTGATAGGCTGCCATACGCCGGCTAAAATCGTTCAGGAACACGAACGGCACGCCATAAGAGCCAGTTTTGCGGATTGAGGGAATCACCTCGCGAAATACCCAATTACTGAAACGATGGGCGAATGTGCCTGCCGTAGTAGCTTTGCGGCTACGGGCGATCAGTTTGTAAAAACCAGATTCAGAGACAGCACTATGATTTGGGTTTCCACGAATACCGTAAGTTAAAGTTACGGTATTTCTCTCGTCATCATCCAGAGCCTGCAACGCCATACGCGAATTGGATAATTCCAGCGCCGCGCAAACATCCTTTGCA